GACTTCTCCGCGCGCACGACCTGGGGCGTGTTCGCGAGCCCAACGACCGGGCGGTACTCGGTGATCCTGCTGGAGCGCATGAACAAGCGCCTCGCCTTCCCTAATCTGGTCGACGCCGCGATCAAGCACTACAAAGAGTTCGACCCGGACCTGATCTTGGTCGAGAAGCGCGCGTCCGGGCACAGCCTGATCCAGACGCTGAAGCGCAAGGGCCTTCCGGTGAAGAAGTGGCTGCCGCCGGGCGGCACGCACACCAAGGGCAAGCTGCCGCGCGCTCACGGCGCCTCTGACATTTTGGAGGAGGGTCTGGTATACTATATGGCACGCGATTGGTCGGAAGACGTGATCGCCCAGTGTGCAGACTTTCCGTATTCGGAATATGATGATTTGGTCGATACCGTGACCATGTGCCTGCTATGGTTGCGCAAGAGCTTCTTGGAGTTTGCCGACGAGGCGGACGAAGAGGATGACACACCGGAGCCGGGTTCCGCCGTGGCGGGTGGCGGCCGGCGCCTTTACGGCTGACCCTGGCGGCCGTTCGCAGGACACGAGAAGGAGTTAACGTGAACGGCAACGGAAAGACGCTGTGGATTGCGGTTATCGGCGTCATGCTGACGGTCGCCGGGGCCATCTACCAGGGCGGCCAAACCGTCGGGCAGGTTCGGGAGAACATCGACAGCATCGAACAGCGGCTGGAAACCACGCAGCGCTACCAAAAGAAGATCGCCGACCTGATCGCGCAGCAGGCTCGCGGCCGATCCGAGCGCGACGCGCTGGAAGACCAGATCAGCCGGCTGCGCCAGCAGATCGACGACCTGCAGGACGGCGATACGGGACCGCACCAGCAGACGACAGGAGACACCGATGGCTGACGAAAAGCAGAAAGCCGACGTCGAGCGGGACGAGAGCGGCAACGTCACGGTCCGGCCGTTCGGCATGCAGGCCAACGTGACCGCCAAGCTGCGCGACGACGGCAGCGACGAAGAAGACAACGCCGAGCAGGAGCGCTGAGCCATGGCCTATCCGACGCGCGCCGACACCGACGACCTTGAGGTCAACGTCGGGCCGGAAGAAGCCGAGTTCGAGATCGACGGTGCGCTGATCCGGCGCGCGCCGGACGGGACCATGGTGGTCGACTTCGAGGGCGGCCGGCGCGAGGCCGGCGAGGGCGCTGACGAGCACGACGCCAACCTCGCCGAGCACCTGCAGGAAAACGTGCTGTCCCGGATCGCCGAGGACATCATCGAGTACGTCGACATTGACAAGCAGTCGCGCCAGGACTGGTCGCAGCGGCTGGCTGACGGCCTGGAGGTGCTGGGCCTGCGCGACGTGCCCAAGGACCAGTTGCCGTTCGAGGGTGCCAGCAACGCCACCTACCCGCTGCTGTCCGAGGCCTGCGTGCAGTTCCAGGCCCGGGCGATGGAAGAGCTATTCCCGCCGGCCGGCCCGGTGAAGGTTCACGAGATCGGCAAGGCGGGCAGCGACTACGCCCAGCGGCGCCGGCGGATCGAGCAGCACATGAACTGGCAGATGATCTCCCAGGACAAGAGCTACTACTGGGAGACCGACCAGATGCTGTTCTACCTGCCACTGGCAGGATCGGCGTTCCGCAAGAGCTACTACTCGCCGACGGACGGCATGCTGAAGTCGCCGTTCATCAAGGCGGAAGACGTGATCGTGCCCTACGTCGCCTCCTCGCTGGAGGACGCGCCGCGGATCACGCACCAGTACTTCAAGCAGCACAACGACGTGAAGCGGGCAATGCTGGTCGGCGAGTTCCGCGACGTCGAGCTATCGCAGACCAGCACGGTCTGGGGCGAGGAGCAGGATCAGGCGCAGACGATCATCGACGAGGCCGAGGACCGCGAGCCGGCCGCGCACGAGGACGATCAGCGCCGCACCCTGCTGGAGTGCCACATCGACCTGGAGATCGAGGGGTTCGAGCACACCGACGAGACCGGCGAGCCCACCGGCATCAAGCTGCCGTACATCGTGACGGTCGACCGCGACAGCCGGAAGGTGCTGGCGATCTACCGCAACTGGGCCGAGGACGACGAGCTTTACCGGAAGCAAATCTGGTTCGTCCACTACAAGTACCTCCCCGGCTTCGGCTTCTACGGCTACGGCCTGCTGCACATGATCGGCGGGCTGGCCCAGGCGGCCAGCGGCACCCTGCGCGCGTTCCTGGACAGCGCTGCCTTCGCGACGATGCAGGGCGGCTTCATGCCCAAGGAAGCCAAGATGAAGGGCGGCGAGGTCCACCTGCAGCCGGGCGTGTACGAGCAGACCGACCTGTCGGCCGACGAACTGGCGAACGCGTTCTACACGCCGCCGTTCAAGGAGCCCAGCCCGGCGATGGGGCAGGTGTTCCAGATACTGGTCGACGCCGGCCGGCGCTTTGCCAGCACGACCGAGAGCATGGTCGGCGACGCCAGCAACACCGGCCCTGTGGGCACGACCGTCGCGCTAATCGAGCAGGGCTCGAAGGTCTTCAGCGGCATCCACAAGCGCCTGCACCAAGCCCAGCGCGAGGAATTGTCGCTCCGCTACAAGCTCAACCGCATGTACATGCCCGAGGAGGGCTACCCGTTCGCCGTCGAGGGCGACGAGTACATGGTCTACCGGGCCGACTACGACGAGAACCTGGACGTCATCCCGGTCAGCGACCCGAACATCTTCTCGTCGACCCAGCGGATCGCCATGGCTCAGACAGCCCTGCAGTTGGCCGACGCGAACCCGGATATGTACGACCGCCGGGCGGCGCACAAGCGCATGCTGGACGCGATCCGCATCCCGAACGCCGATGAGTTGATGCCGGACCCGGACGACATTGAGCCGCAGGACCCGGTGACCGAGAACATGATGGCGCTGTCGCAGCAGCCGATCCGGGCGTTCCCGCATCAGAACCACGCCGCGCACCTGCAGACGCACATGGCGTTCATGAAGCACCAGGAGTTCGGAGGCGAACCGATGGTGAAGCAGATGCTGCAGGGTCAGATGATGGCCCACATAGCGCAGCATCTCGCCTACCTGTATCAGCAGCGCATGGCCGAGAGCGGTGTGCCGCCGCGGGACGTCGATCTGTACGCCGAGATGGGCGAGGACGCGGCGGAGGGTCTGCCGCCGGAGGTCGACCACATGCTGTCGGTGCGCGCGGCCTCGGCGGCCGACGCCTTCATGCAGTCCGCCGGCCTGTACAACGGCCAGGGGCAGCCCGATCAGCAGTCCGCCGAGCAGGCCCAGGCCATGGCCGAAGAGCAGCGCAAGCAGCGGTCCTGGGAGTTCGAGCAGCGCCGCAAACAGGCCGAGTTCCGCATGGAGCAGCAGCGCAAGGCCGAGGAGTTCGCGAACGAGCAGAAGCGCAAGGACCTGGAGACGGTCGCCAAGCTCGAGCGCGAGATGGAAGAGCTGCGTGCCAAGATGGCCATGGAGCAGGAGCAGTCGGCCTACGAGGCGCAGCAGCGCGCGATCCAGAACCTGGAGCAGATGGCCGAGCAGCGCCGGGCGAACGCGGAACAGCGTGAGCAGGAGGCGGCGACAGCCCGGCAGGAGCGCGAGCAGGCCGAGCAGGACATGCAGCAGGCCGAGCAGGATCGCGAACGTGAACAGCAGGCGACCGGCCAGGGTGGTCAAGGCAATCAATCGTAGCTATAGTGGCCACAATGGAGGTGGCCATGACGCTACGCGAAGCCCGGAAAGCGACCGGCCTGCGCACGAAAGACGTGGCGCGCGAGGTCGGCGTGACCGTTGAGACGTGGCGCCGATGGGAGCGTGGTCAGCGGCCGGGCCGGCGGCGCATCCGCGGCATCGCGCGTGCGGTCGGGTGCCGCCTCCAGGACATCGACTGGGGCTTCCCGGTCCAGACCGACCTGGAGGATTACACGGGATGAGGCTGAGCGACGTCATCGACGCTACGCCGGATGCCGACGGCTGCTACATGAGCCCGGTGACCGGCAGCCGCGTGCAGCTATGGCGGCACTGGGAGCGCGACGAGAAGGGCGTGGTGTTCATGCTCTTCACCAAGGGGCGCGACGAAGCGCCGGTCGGCGACGTGCTGGTGCTGGTCGACCGCAAGGACAACATTGTCGGCGGCTGCATGGCGAACACGTTCCGCTACTACGCCCAGCACGATGGCTACGGCCACTTCCGCTTCGGGCCGTGCCTGCCGCCGAACGCG